GTTTGTTCTTTTGTTTCTTGCGATCTTCTTTATTTTTGTATGGCATTAGTTACTCCCATTGTGAGGACATACGGTTACAGGACAGTGCCGCCTACACAATCCATTCGGGCGTGGGTTCCAAACATTTTTATCAGCGGCAGTCTTCATAGCATTGTACTTACCTTGCCACTTAACCCATAACTCTTGTTCGTCATACTCGTTGTAGCTTGCTTTGATAAGATCGTTACTCACCACAAACACAAGCCCACCCTTGACTTTCTTTACCTCGGGGTAGTGTAAGAATACTGCCAAGGCCATCAATTCAAGCTGACCTTTATCTGCATACCGTGCGCTCTTACCAGTCTTGTAATCAATAACCCATGCAGTTTCGCCCACCGTGTCAATGATCAACAGGTCTGCGATGCCTCGGAACCAAACGTCTTTATCATAGAAGCCACAAGGTTTAAGGTTCTCTGTGATACCCATCTTCTTCTCGCATAACTTCACACCACGCTTGGCGTTGAGTGAGTCAAGCATTGCTTGCGCGTAGTCAAACTTCTTAGGGAGAGGGGTATCACTACCAACGTAATCTTCGGCGGCTTTGTGAAACTCATTTCCGTATAGAATCGCATCGGTGGATACGAACGGATATTCTTTGAGTATCTTTTCGTGGTAAAACTGTTTGGGGCATTGTTCAAACGCTTTAATCTTGCTGAACGACCACGGTGCTACACTCATTCACAATCTCCGTAAGATTTTCCTAGTCCACTTTCACAATTGATCGGCAGACCTTCTGCCCAGTCGGGTGTCCAACGCATACATTTCTCAACGAATGCCTGTGACTCAGCTACATCTTCGTCCTTTACGCATACGACGATGGAGTCATGCACAGTTAGCACAACGCGACATCTCTTACTGATTTGTAACATTTGCTCACCAATAATGCAACGCGCTATCGCCTGACATACGTTCTCGGTCACTTTTCCACCATATATTCTGGTGCGACCACGCCGTGTCTTGTAACTATACTCAACACCACGATCAGCTTGCTCACCTGATAAGTCGTCATAACGTAACATCAAACCGGAAGGAAGCAGGATACCGCGTTCCGACCCCAAGACTTTCAGCACGCCTGACTTACCTATCTGTATGGTATCGCCGTTGGTCATATGCCTAATCATGTCCTGACAACTACGCCATAACTGGTTGATTTTCCAGTTAGCATCTCGATAAATTGTTATGACACGCCGTGCTTCGCCCAGTTCCATATCGAACCCAAAGCCCTTTAGCTGTTCTTGAAACCTAACTGCGCCCATGCCGTAACCTGCCCCAAGGATCGTAGTCTTACCTACAAACCGTTGGTCTTTAGTTACTTCATCTTCGGAAACACCGTAGATACGAGAAGCCATGACCTTGTATACGTCTTCGTTATTAGCAAACGCCTGTGTAAGATCGTCCTGACCTGCAAGCCATGCGAGTACACGTGCCTCAATCTGCGAACTATCACAGTCAATCAACGTGTATCCCTCTGGTGCGAGGATACTGCGCTTTAACTTCTTACCATTTGGACCACGGCTAGGTAGGTTCTGCATGTTGATCTTGTCGTCACCGCCCCACCGTCCAGTGTGCGCGGCGTAGTATCTTACTGGAACCGGCAAAGTCCCACGTTTACTTATGTCTATAAACCTCTGAGTACGTGTTTCCTCAAGCGTACTTTTCGTACCTAGACGTGCGGCAACTGCTGATTGCACCCGATCATCCTCATGATCAGCCAATGCTTTAAACTCTTCGTCGTTCTTAGCGAACGCGAATGTTTCTTTCCCTGTACGTAAACTTATTTTCATAGGCGGTTTAACGCCTAGCCCCTCAAGCACAGCGGCAAACTTAGGGTTAGACATCAAGTCCTCCCTAGATATACCTGCGTCCTCAAGCAACTGATCCTTACGTTCACGTGTGTCTTCAAGGTGCTGTTCAAGCAAGCCAATATCCAACTCAAGCATTGGCTCGGTAAACATTCGCAACGTCAGATCAATCATCATCAGTTCTTGTTTAGGAAAACCCTTCTTCAAAAAGATGTTGAATAGTTTGTACGTTAACTCGACATCATTGATGCAGTAGTCACCGTACAACGACAAGTCCTGTTCAGAGAAATCGGCTCGACGTTTGCCTAAAGCATTTAAGACTTCGGTTCCTTTAGCGCCAATCTCATATCTTTCAGATAACGCCCTGAGACTGCCGCCAACTTCCACCCCGTGTAAAGCACGGGCGATACACAAAGTATCGGTATACACGCGAGGATGAATATCAAACACCCAAGAGAGAATGGCACCATCAAACAAAGTGTTGTGAGCGAGAACCATGCTTTCTGCCCAGTTGAAGGTGTGTAAGTATTGTTTAAGTTGTTCACGTGTTCCGCTTGCCCATTCAGTTCCTTCATTGTTCACCTTGATACCCACGCCAATCACCTCAAATTGGTGATCACGTACGTACTCCTCTGTTGTTAACTTAGACAGGGAAAAATCCCTGTCGTAGTATGTTTCAAAATCTATAGTGATTAAGTCCATTAGAAGTCACTCCCTGCTAACTCACCACCACACGCCATATAACCTGCCCCGTCCACCCAGTTGTCTGAATGTTTCGGATTAGAATTAATACGTGCTACCTTTAGAAGTGTCATCATCACGGCGACATCGGTAGCTGATACAGGGTAGTCAAGATGCACCGTCCAGTAATCAGCTATCCTAGAGAAGTTATTCTCCATATCCCCATGATCAGCCGCACGATCCTTAGTTACGTATGCTTTAGCAGTATCAAGAATCTGACCGCGAGAAAATCCCTCTGAGTTTCCCCCAGAGGGTAGTGGCTTTTTTCCGGTGCTTTTCGCTTCCTCCGCACGCATGGTTGCGCCAACAGACCCGTTCTCCCCTATGCTAGAGATGTTTTGCATTAACTTGTAAGCGTACCCATACGATACGCCAGTAGCCTTTGCGACCTGTGCAGGGGTAGCTGTTTTATTCTTAACTAAATACGCCCATACCTTATCGGCTTTGGGGGATTGTTTCTTGGTACTCATGTCGTTCTCCTAGTGCTCGTACGATATAACAAGTGACCACAAGACCCTCGTACGGTTAAGGTCCTGCGGTGTGGTTGGTTACTCGGGGGATTGTGCGGCTTGCTTCCGTGCATACTTCTCACCCCATGAGAAGAATAAACGCATGGGGGAATACTTCGGGGCAAGTAGGTATGCCTCGACGCAATGATTTGCTATAGCTATCCATTCAGCTTTAGTGCGTTGCTTCGCCATGTGGCACCTCCCATAGAATGCACGCCTTACCCCATTGGGTTTTGCCGCGCTTCCCACTATCTCTCACACGTCGATCATTTGATAACTCAGATAGACGTGGCTGAACTGAAACGTAAGGACGCTCTAAGTGTTGCGCGATTTCCTCAGTGCTCATTGGGGTAGGTGATTTGGTTAGTAGTGTGTAGACTTGTTCGCGTAAGGTAACTTTCTTACCTGCGTTATCTTCAGCGGCGGCGAGACTTGTATCTCTACGCTGATAACCGATACCTTCTTCGGTGTATCCCATAACGATCTCCAATTTGTGCAGTGTCTAAACAGGTGAGCCTTCAAAATCCAACTCAAGCTGTCGTGGGTCGCGGTTCTGACCGCCAACATAGATCAACACGTCATCTATATTGTCTTCGTTGATGACAAGACTTATGCCATCGTTAGCTTTTATATCAGATAAATTCTTTTCTTGCAAGGGAGTTGGTTTGTTTTTACCTGCCTTACATTCTATACCAAAGAACTTACCCTCGTAGCATCCGATGATGTCAGGAACGCCACTCTTACCGTAGCCCCCAGTAACTGGATAGAAGTAGTAGGCTCCTAACGTCTTTAGGTGCGCCGCTACTTTCTTCTTAACTTTTGCTTCTGGTGTCATTGCCATCTCGTTCTCCTGTGTCTACGTCAGTAACCTTTCCGCTACATCGTGTGCACTTGCGCGTATTGGGTTCGTTTGTTTCTTCCAACAGTTGCATACACCACGGACACAACCCTTGAGATAATCTTTTTTCGATTTCTCCTCGTTCGTCTATCATGTGTTTCCCCTCGGAACTGGTATCAAAATCAAAGTCGGGGGGTGGCGAACCACCCCCCTTGTTAGTGCCGCACTAACATCACACACGGAATATCCAATAAACATTATCATCAATCCGTCTGCCCACTCCTTCGACCTCACTGGTTGGCTTGTCCAATGGGGTCATCATCAGTAGGGCAACCTTCTCTTGCATCCACAAAGGAAGGTCATCCACTGAAGGGTACTCTCCACTGACCGCGCTGTCAACTTCCATGCCAATACATGACACCTCGACAGTGTTGGTGTGTGGGTTTACGTATACGCGGTATACGTTATCATCATGTGGTAAGTCGTTATCGCACGACATAAAACATACCCTCACCTGCGGAGAAGCCAACATCATCAACGTAATCATTGGCTTGCAGGATATTGAGCACAGAAAGTTTCTGCATGATGTCTTCGGGTAACGTGTCTGCTGTGTACCGTTTTACGTCATCACTGATCTCTGCACCGTATGCACTCTCAGCTTTGTCGATGTCGATAACATCAAACACTTGTTGCTCCATGCGGTCGTACACTCGGACAAACCACATAGGTACGGTGCGGTTACGTAACCTAACCAACTCTTCTTGCTTAGCAAAGAATGTAGCTAGGTTCTCTCCAAACATAGTATCTATGAACTCGTGGTTAGTGTTCATCAGGTGACGTAACTCGTTGAGAAGAGAAGAACCCTCGTTGGTGCGTGAGGAATACAGGCTCGACTCCACGTCGATCACCTTGCTACGTATCTCACTGAACTCATTCTTCGCCACGTCAACCACACCATCCACTGCATTCGATGCGTCTCGCATACGTGTGCCTGCTAGCTCTTGCGGTGACATCATGCGTATAAACTTCTTAGCATTACGTACTGCCACATCAAAGTTGGTAGACATTTTCATGAAGTATTGACTGCTGTACTCAGCGTACTTACCGTTCACAATCGTACGTGCTTGCACGACGTACATGTCGGTGCCATCGCCTCCATCACGGTAGTCACCGTATGCAACCCAACCCAACACGTATGGGCAATCGTCTCGGTATATCCAGTAGCTTGCGCGATCACGTGGGTGCATCTTCACACGTAACTCTTTACATACCCGTTCGGCAAAGGGTGTAGTATATTCGGCACCGTTGGTATTGTCGGTAACTGTACCGCCTGTTGTTAGTGCCTCACTAACAAGTTTGTATTCATATCTAGCCATTGTCGTTCTCCTTAAACTTAGCCGTTTCTGATTTTATTGAACGCATCATGTATTTGTTGTGCGCGTCTCTTCATTGCCATACGTGCCTCGAATGTTTCTTCTGTCTCGGCACGTTGTTCAATCTCGCGTACGCGGAAGGCTACGGTCTCATCCATAATCTTCAACGCTTCTTCATACTCCATTGGACGGTTACTTAGGTCGGTCATATCACATCTCCCTTGATGTTATGTTTACGTGCTTACCTGTATCAGGCTTTGCACTCTTGTTGTCTAAGATGCACCATAGCACAGGGCAAGACCACTGACCCCATGATCCACCAAGGTACCCATCGGTGAGAACAATCGCGGCTTGTGGCTTGACACCATGCTCGGTGAGGTAGTCGGTAACGCACTCAACATTAGTGCCACCACCACCCTTGGGCTTGGTAGTCTTCACCAGTTCGTCTAGCTGGTGCATGTCGTACTTCTCGTCCTGACACACACGTGTGTCCCAGTAGAGTAAGCGGATATGATCAGGGTGTACCGTGTCGCAGATAGCCTGTATCTCTGACATGAAAGCTGTAAGTTCTAACTGACCAATGGAGCCTGACGTGTCAACGGCAATGACCAGTTCACCCACCTGCTCGCTGATACCGCTAGGCATGTAGTAACCTGATGACACGTAACGTCTGTTCGGTCGTTGCCATGTCGAGTAGTCACTACCTGCACATGTGGTCTGAATAAACTCACGCAATACCTCGCGCCAATCTATCTGCGGTGTAAGTAAATCCTCAAGATCACGATCACCACCTGACCCCAACTTACCTGCGATCAACGCACCCTGACGTATCGCCTCGTCAACATCACGATCTAACTCGCGCTTCTCATCTGGTGTAAGGTCGGCGGCACCATCCCAGTCATGGCTGTCGAACCCTTGTGGTGGGCCGTTATCACCTGACCCATCACCGTCACCGGCATCACCTACAGCAGTGTTTTGTGTACCTGTTGTACCATCTTCACCACCATCGTCACCTACAGCAGTGTTTTGTGTACCAGTAGTGTCACCTGACCCCTGTTGGCTATCTTGTGGTGAGCCGTTATCACGTAGGTCATTGAATACTGCGGCGCTGTCCCAGTCACGGTACTTCACATCGAGACACCCACCTTGCGGCATGACTGCCCAACCATCTCGGTTGTCATCGGAAATCTTGACGTTGATCACATAGTCACACGCTTGGTTGGCAAGCTGAGCATCTTGGTCGTGCAGGTGTCGCCATGTGGTGAGATGTTTATACAGCTTGTGGTACACCTCGTGCAGTACAAGGAACCGTAGTTCTGCATCGTTGAGCGAGTCAATGAAGTCTCGACCATACATCTCGTCACGTCCGTTGGTACATGCCGTTGGTATGTTGTCCACCACCGAACGATCACCGATCATGAGGACACCTGCGAGGGCAACGTATTTGGGGTTGCCCATGATGTCAACGACAGCTTTGGACAGTCGTTGCTCTGGGGTAAGTTGTTTACCTATTGCTAACATAGTCTTCTCCTTACTTCTTGTCGGCGGCGAACATGTAGTTGTTGTCCATTGCCCATTGAGTAAACTTCTTGTTGGTCATCACGATCTTGCGGTGCGCATACTTCTCGGCACTACAACCATTGGCGAACATACCTTGCGCTTCCTTGTCGAGGCGCACCATGTAGTCCATCCATGAATCAACCCAGTCAGCTCCGAGAGTAGACAGGCTACGGTAAACAACCATACACACGGCGGCGGCACTGTCTGGTACCTTGGCTGTCTTGGGTTCGTCCTTGATAGATTGCAGTGACGGTAGTTGGTCGGACAGTTTGACAAAGGCCATCAAGTCCATCGCGCCACGTTCACCAATGGTACCCATGAGTAAACCTGTTAACGTCTGATCATCGAAGTGCTCCCGTGTTTTCAACCAGTCGGACGCGGCCTCAAGTGAGCGCGGTGTAACAAACGCGGTGCGTTGTTGCTTGGGGTGGTAGATGTAGGGATTGTCATCGGGGTCTTTGACATCCTCGAAACCATAGAACAAATGGGGGTTGTCCTTACACCAACCAAGTAGTGTGTGGTCAACACCGTTGTTAATACCCCACTCGATCCACTCCATGTTGTCGGGTTTACGTGCGGTGATCACTGTGATCCGGTTCCTCGCATGTGGTGGTAGTAGATCACCAACACCCTCGGCACCAAGGTTAGTCGTCGCAAACACTAAGCTGTCAGGGTGCAGTTCGTACCCACCGATCTTGCGCTCCAACATGACACGTAACAGTGCGTTCTTCACCGCAGGGTTGGCCTTGCCATACTCGTCGATCATGAGAATGATAGGGGTCTTGTGGTGTGCGCCCAGTTCCTCGTTGGTCGCGTACGAAACGTAATCGGCGTTATCAAGTTGGTTCATCTTGGGTATGGTGATGTCGCCTAAGTCCTTGGTGGTACAGTCGAAGTAGCACGGTGTGTGCTTGGGTAGGTCACGTGATAACGTGGTAAGTAGTGATGACTTACCTGTACCCATGTGCCCTTGGACAAGGATGGTGCGCTTGTCCCCACCGTTGAGTATTGCTGTTGCGATCTGGTCTAAGCCAAGTGCGTACATTTGAATTGCTGAGTTCATAGTATTTCTCCGTTGATTTGTTAGTGCGGCACTAACTGATTAAAGGTCAATTGATGGAAGTGCTTTGATGACATCATCTACAGCACGTTTAGTTTCTGCGCGAAGGTAGCCATCCTCGCGTAGTGCGTCTGGTGTAATACCACGTAGGGCATCGTCCAGTTTCATGCGCATCGCTGACATCTGACTGTCACCTGTTACGTTGCACACATCCAGTAGTTCGACGAGATCGACCACGTTGGATACTAGCGTGTCACGAAACACTTTCTTCTGTTCGTGATCGGCATAGTCGAGACGCTCTGACATCTTGGTCAATGCTTTGAACGCTCGTTGCCATACGTCATTCATGGCGTTGGTCAGTTGCTCGGAGTAGTAGGTCTGGTAGTGCTCACGTACTAACTCGTTACCCTCGTTACCTATATCCACCCTGAAATCACCTGCGTCTGGCAGTGGTATATATG